ACTCCTGTACCATATGTCCAGTAGTCATTCTCAGGTGAGTATATTACATAGCTATCACACTCTGTTACTCCTGATTCATCAGAAGCATACAACCATATGATCTCTTTAAACTCTGAGTTAACTCCTGTAAATACTTTATCTTTGTATTTTACATTAAATCTATCAAAGATAAACTTACGTACTGTACAATCAAGAGTTCTTACTTGACCATCAAACTTATAGAAGTTATCATAGCCCATCCAATAAGGAACACCATTATAATCTATAACACCATGCTGTGCTATCAAACCACAGTTAGTACCAGCAGGAGTAAACCTAAAAGTAAATGGAGGTCCAGCAAATGTCATCTGCCACATTGCATTATCAGTCCAAATACTAATAGCACTTTTGGAACGAGTTGATCCTACAATCTTAGTACCATCTGTTAAGACTACTTCACCAGCCGTAGAGCTAACTGAAGGAACCCAGTTACTACGATCATCTTGATCAGACCATCGTACTAACATAGGATTAAATGTACCACTTACTGTAGCATCAGCAGCAAACTCATTAGAACCTAAAGCTATTAGATGTCTATCATTAGGAGATACAATAATTGAGTTGACACTGATTGGAGAAGTTGTTATAGAAGTAGCCCTTATAGGTGTAGTAGAAGCATCACTACTAAAGTAGAATATATTACCACCATTCCTATTAGCTACCACATCATCACCCCAGTTGTCAAGGCTCCATTGTGTTATATCAAAAACTAAATCAGTTGCATCAGCACTTGCTGGTTCATTCCATGCTCTTGTCTGTGATGCACATACACCAGCTTGGAAGAGTGCAGCACCATAACCAGTACCAGCAACTGCTATAGAGTTACCTGTAGGTAGTAGATAGTTAAAGGTTGCTGATCCTACATCACTGCCTGTTGCGTTGGCAGCACTGCTTACACTAATTGTAAATACATTGGCACTTGCTACAGATGTAATAGGATATACATTAGTACTTAAACTTACAGCATTGAAAGCAGCAGTTGAAGTAAACAATACATAGTTACCTACTACCTGTCCATGTCCAGCATCAGAACAACATACTCTTGTTTCTCCACTGGAAGTACCGAAGCAGTTTGCCAAGGTAACTGCTGTAACAATAGGAGTGATGTCTACAATCCTATCTCCATCATGTTCATAGAGTTTATCAGGAGTTCCAAAGACTGCTCTCTTCTTACTATTGGCTCCACTCTTATAAGTAATTAAATCTCTAGCACTTCCATCAAAAGCAACACTTACTTTAGTCTCATACCCACGCATGTTCTCAGGTTTACCAGAACGAAAGCGTACATGATTACCATCAAACCATTTACCCTCTTCTTCATATTGAGTAGATTCTCTATGAAGTCCGGGCTTTAAATTAACTTTAGATAAAAAAGCCATTAATACTTACCTATGAAAGATTATTCAATACTACTGTGTCAACTTTATCAGAGGCTCTTACAGAGAATACTAACATATCTACTGATCCTGCCGCAGAAGTCATAACAGCACTAACTCCACCTATGAATTGAAAGGCAGCGTTAAAGCTTAGAGTACGTCCACCAGTACCATCTTGGATAACATAGATATGTCCTGTCTGTCCTACTGTTAAGTTAGTAGGTGCAGCCAGTGTTCTATTACCACCAAGAGTTACTGCAAACTGATTATTAGTTGCCATATTCATAACAAGACTTGTAGCATCTGTGAGTGTTGTAATTGTTTGATGAACAGCAGAAGCAACTGAGACTTGACCTTCAAATCTTGCAGTACTTTTATGTACACCAGCACCTTCTATAGTAACTGTGCTTTTAAGATTAGCAGCACCTGATACTGTTACAGTAGAATTAAATTTAGCAGCACCTTCTACAGATACAGCAGCCTTGAACGTAGCTGCACCAACTGCTGTTACTGTACCTGTTATCTGTGCAGTACCACCTACAAATAAATTATCAGCAACACATACTGTATTATCAAGTAGGTTAGCACTTCTTACTGAAGCTCCATCACAAACTACATGTTGGAATGTGCTGGATGATCTACCTAGTGTGACACCTGTATTACCAGCTACTCTCATTATAACTGCATTGCTATCATCATTAGCAGATACTTTATTTAATACAGAGTATGATTTAGTTTTATTAGGAATTACCAAAAAGATAGAAGTAGCCGCAGTTCCTATTGATCCTTTAATTTCTAAGAAAGCAGATCGTGACTGATCATCAGCACCATCATTGGCTGTTAAATTAACAGTAGCTGCACTACCAATTGATATAGTAGTATAACCAGCTATAGCTTCATCAGCAAGACTAATAACCCCATCGTTAAGGATTTGGCCCCAACTGTTAGGGTTTTCGCCATCTCCTTGCTTAGTGAGTCTTAGGTTTGTTGTATATGTACTTGCCATTTAACATCTCCTGAAAAAATACCCATAACATTTGTTTATCCTTGTGTTCCTGTGACTGTCCCATTATTAGTAAGACTGATTGTATTTGAATTTTTCTTTAGTGCGTAACCTTTACTGCCACCAGCAAAACCATTTTCTCTACCTGTTCCTTGTTGACCATCTTGACCAGCATTACCATCTTGACCATGTGCGCCACCATCACCACCACTACCACTTTGTGCTGTTGCATCACCATCTGTATCAGTTTGACCTGCTACACCACTTGCAGCAGAAGCTGTACCAGCACCTAAACCACCTGCGCCACCATTAGCTGATGCTGTATTATCTTTTATATCTTGAGCAGAACCACCAGAACCACCTCCACCACCACCAGCTAATACTGAAGCACCAGAACTAACAATTAGTGTAGCATCACATTCAAAATTCATAGCAGTGCCACCTTCACTGCCAACAGAACCAGTACCAGAACCTGTCATTGTAGGGCCACCAGCACCACCAAATCCTTTTATAGCTCCAAAAATTTCTATATTTAAAGTATGTATACTAGCTATGTCTCCTGTTTGCCATGCTGGTACACTCGTTCCATTTCCAGAAGAAGAAGTTATAGTAGCTCCTGCTGCTACTGTATAAGTAATAGTTGTTGGAATATTATTATTAAAACCTTTTGCATTAAGTAATGTTCTTAAATTAACATTCTCAGCATCAGACGCTGTAACAATATTCATTCCAGAACTAACCATCATAATACTTCTTTGAAACGCTGACATTCTTTTATCCTAAATCTTTACTTTTTTTATACACTTAGATGTTTTTAGTGTTGCTGTTGGTACTTGATTAATTGTTTCTTCTACTTGAACTCTATGAAGATTACATAAATATTTATCTGGAAACGGTCCTGTTACTGCTTTTTCTTCTACTGGTAGATTAAGTGGAGACAGTACAATAAAAGTTAAAATAGTTACGTAGTAAAACATTTATTTCTCCAATATAGGCCAATCATAAAGTATACCAGACTTATTACCATCTACATCCCAAGACAAAAATAATGCAGCAATAGCAGCAGTATCAGCAGCACCATCAATTGCTTCTTCCATTGCTGTAGCTTTGGTGCGAATAGCATTTCTCCAACTTTGAATTTTACTTGGAATAGCTGTATCATTATCAGCCTTACGAATAACGGCCCAGTCAGTCTGAGATAATAATGAACCTTGCTGTGATTTCACTTCGTTCTTTAAAGATGATTTAACGCCCAATGCTACGACCTGATTGCCGTTATCATCCAGAAGAGGTTTGCCGTTTAAGTCTACTTGATTAATATCTGTTAGACTTTTAGCAGTTTTAGATATTGTTACACTATCAGCCTTATAGCTCCAAGTGTAGAGCCTACTATCAGGGGGTGTCTCTTGTACAACTTCTGTAATACCAGCAGCGGCCTTCTCTTCTGTAGACCAAATCTGCCAATTACGTGGATGAGTGATACCGTTATCATCAGTCCATGCCCTATTGGGTTTAAGTGTTTGAGTTTTGTATTTAAACAATTTAGTATCTCCTGTTATCTAGCATTAGCAGTTTTGAAGGGTGAGTGAGCAAAGGCTGCATAGACATATGTTTCAGCTACATTAGGGTCTGTTGCAATTCTTAATTTAAATCCATTGCTAACTAAATCTACCATGTCTGTGGTGGTTTCTACCCCATTAGTATTTGCTAATAAAGCATTGTTGTCTACGTTAAAGCCATCTCTTTTATTATCAAATATAAACCAATTAGATGTACTATCAGCAGATTTAAGCATAATAAAGGATGGGGTAAAACCTATATTAATCATTGCTCCATTAGCATTTCCATTGCCCTCATATGCTCCGAAGGCACTAAATCCCTCCACTGGTGCGAAGACATAAGCAATGTATGTTTTTGTATCTGTGTTCCCTTGAGCATTAATACCTAGTGTAAATACCGACGAAGTTGGTTCTGTGTCATTAAAGTATTCAGCACTATCAAAAGCAGCCCCAGTAGATT